TACAAAGAATGGGTTGCTAGATATGAGAGCGATTCAAGCGGTCTTGGTGATACCGTAGAGAAAATTACTAAAGCTACAGGCATAAAGAAGGCTGTAGAGTTTGTGGCCGGTGAAGACTGTGGCTGTGATAAACGCAAGGAGAAACTCAATTACTTATTTCCCTATAATAAGCCTAATTGCTTTACAGAGGAAGAATTTGATTATTTAAGTGAATTATTCTCTGATAAATTATGGCAGAGAAGATCACCTAAAGGTGAACAAGTTAGAGAGATATATGCCATTTACAATAGAGTTTTTAATGTTTCTGACCTACCTAGTGGATGCGGTTCTTGTGTCCTAAATAGACTTAAAAAGATAGAGAGACTATATAAAGAATATCTTGATTGAACAACAACTTTTCGAATATCTAAGAAAAGATCATTATCCCGATCTAGTTAAGGCTAAAAGCCAAATGAGTAGGTGGGATTGTTATAGTCCGATTACATTTCACAGAATAGAACTTAAGTGCAGAAGTAAGCACTTTGATGCATTACTTATAGAGAAGAAAAAGTATGATGCTATGGTCCTTAAATGCCAGGACAACCTAGACATACCCATCTATATTAATTCTACTCCAGAAGGGGTTTATAGGTGGAATCTATATAATGTTGAGCCTCAGTGGTTTACTAAGAAGATTAAGGCTACAACTGAGTTTGCAAATAATAATTTAATAGATAAAGAGATTGCCTTACTTGAGGTGATTGATGCTGAAGTGTTATGAGTGATAGTTTAAAAAAATGGGTGGAGATGCAGTTCGGAGACAGATGGACTATGGACTCCACTTACGAGCACAGAACAGAGGACCTTATAGTCGAAAAGGTTATAAGTGTTATGAGGGATAGGAGTAAGAAAGGTATTGATAAGTATGGTACTACTTTGCACGACTCCCCTGATGGATTCTATAAACTCCTTAATCATTTACAAGAGGAGCTTATGGATGCAATATTATATATAGAGAAAATTAAAAGTCAAAAGTAATGCCACTACCAAAACCAACAGCAGAGGAAACTCAACAGAAATTCATACAAAGGTGTATGATCAATCCAGAGATGATTAAAGAATTTAGACCTGTAGACCAAAGGTTTGCAGTATGCAATCAAATATACAGGGATGAAAGAAGCTAGTCTTATAATGATGCAAAAGGATATTAAAATCCTTCAACAAGCATTGGCGGTAGCCTTATACAAAATAGAAAAATTAGAAAAAGAAAATGATAACCGACGAGAAGATAAGAAAGATTCAGGGGTACAAGACCTGGACAGTGAAAAGAAAAGTTGATGAGCTCCTAAGGGAGGATGCTTGGATGTACACCAATCTAGGGATAGATTCAACAGTGACACAAAAGAAAGCTGTGAAGCTAATGAGTAGAAAGATATACAGAGCTATAGCAGCTATCAGTCCATTAGACGGATATATCCTAGAGGCACATATGAATGAAAAAGATTTAACTGATAAATAATTGTGTATATCTAAAAAAAAGATTAGCTTAGTTGTATGAAAACAATTAAACTATTTGACGGTAAAGAATGGAAGGTAGATGAAATCCTTAAGAAGATGGATGATGACTCCTTCTATTATGGCTATCTAGGTCAGAATGCCTTATCGTCTTCATCAGCTAAGGATTTATACAAATCACCAAAGACATACTTCAATAAAACCAAAGAGGTTAATTCAGATGCTGCTCCACTTAGAGAGGGTAGACTGATACATACCGTTGTATTGGAGGAGGAGAAACTAAATGACAAATATGATTTTGTCAATATAGGTGGTAGAAGGACAAAGACTTTTGAAGCAGCACAAGAAGAAGCTAAAAGTAAGGGTAAGGAGGTTATGCTCACTAGTGAACTTAATAAGGCTAATGAGCTTTGTAATGCTATTAGGTTCAACAGTCACGCTAATGAACTATTCACTGGAGGTACAGCAGAGACACCTGCTATTGGTGAGTTGTTTGGCCTACCCTTTAGAGGTAAGGCTGATTACCTTAAGGATGGTCACCTTGTTGATCTTAAGACCACTAGCAAGTTAGATGGTTGGGAGAGAGCAGCTAAGTACACTTGGCACTACGATATGCAAGGGTGGATTTATTGTGAGCTCTTCGGGGTGACTAAATTCACTTTCGTTGTAATAGAGAAGGGTACTGGTGATATAGGAATATTTGAACTCAGTGATGAGACTAGAGAGCTTGGCGGTAATAAAGTCAAGCAGTGTGTTAATACCTATAAGGAATACTTTATAGATAAAAGAAGTAAATTGAATGACTACACCATTAGGGGAATCCTCTAAGAAGTTCAAAGAAGAAGAAGGTTTGTATTATTATCTCACCATATTAAGTTTACTTGAAGGAGTCTCTGTCTACGAACTAGACTTGGAATTAAAGTTCCAGGAGAAGTTAGAGAACTACGAGGCTTGTGCAGGTATTAAGAAAGCTATAGATGAGGCGGATTACAAAACCTATTCTGAATTAAAATTAATTGCCCTAGAACTAGATAACAAGTATAATTTATAAATAACAGATATGGAACAAGAATTAATAAGATCAATTGTAGAAGAGTATTTCGGAATAAACTTAAGTGAAAAGTCTAGGAAGACTCTTTATGTAGAAGCTAGGGCTATCTACTATAAACTTTGTAGAACACACTTACCTCAGCTATCCTTAGATAGGATTGGTAGTGAAGTAGATAGAGATCACGCTGTAGCTATAAACGGTATTAAAAGGATTGAGGGTTGGTTAACTTATGATAAGAGAATCCAAATGATTTATGGTGATCTTAATGAAAAGGTTTGTGAGATGATTTACAAGACTAAAGGTTATGTTCGCTTTGAAGATACAGAGGCTCTTTACGAGTCTAAATATAGAAGTCTATTAGATGACTATAATGAACTAGCAAGAAAGTTTTTATTCCTAAGAGCTTCTCTATCTAAGTATGAACCCAACAGGGTTAAGTCAGATGTATTTGCACTAAAAGAAGAGAAGTATGCCGGTCAAGAACGATAGAATACCGGAGGCTGTAATAAACCAAGAGGCTGCTAAGTGGTGTATGGATAGGGGTTATAGAATATATCCTGTACCTGTGGAGTTTAAAGAACTTAAGTACAAACAGAAGTTAGGTGTTAAGTTTAAACTGATGGTTGAGTTTGGTGGTGAGAAGAGGATAGGTGAGAAACTATACAGTCAATCTGAATGGCCATTTGCAGTGTGGTCCATATATAATTTTTTATATAATAAACATAATGCAACAAATTAATCTATTAGATTTATTTAGTGGTATCGGTGGGTTTCACCTTGGATTAGAGAGAGCAGGTTTTGAAATCAACTCTTATAATTCAGAGATAGATAAATACGCAATACAAGTATATAAACATAATTTTAAAGATAGTAAATATGTTGGATCAGTTACAGATGTTCGAGGATCAGAATTACCAAGAATCAACGGAATCACCTTCGGAAGCCCTTGCCAGGATTTTAGCCTTGCAGGAAAAAGGAGAGGTATGTCTGGAGAAAGATCAAGTCTCATCCTTGAAGCGATTAGGCTTATCAAAGAATGCCGACCAGATTTTTTTATCTGGGAAAATGTTAAAGGAACATTCAGTTCAAACAATCGCCAAGACTTTGCAGCAATCCTGCAAGCGTTTACCAACGTTGGGGGTTATCGACTCGAATGGCAACTGCTTAATACAAAGTGGTTTCTACCCCAAAATAGAGAGAGAGTCTACCTTGTCGGATATCTTGGAGACGGAAGTAGAGGACAAATATTTCCTATCGGAGAAAGCCTTAGACAGTCTGATGCTGTGGCAGAAACAAGGGAAACAAGTTCCTGTATCACAACAAGCTACCATAAAGGAGTGAATTGGGATAATCAGTTGATAGCTGCAATGAGAGGTAGGAATCCTGATAACCCCTCAGATAGAAGTAAAGGAGCTCCACTCAAACAAACACTAGAGGTTAATACTGAAGGTGTGTCTAATACACTTACTAGGGTTCAGAAAGATAATTATGTGTTAGGCTATTCTAGAGACAAGAAGGGTAAGGTTGTGAGTAGGCACAAGAAAGATGTAGCTAATACTATACATTCTTCTTCAGGGACAGGTAATAACACGGATCAATTTGTCAATTCAATAAGGAGACTTACTCCTATAGAGTGTGAAAGGCTGCAAGGTTTCCCAGATAATTGGACACAATATGGAGCTGAAGGACCTATATCTGACACACAAAGATATAAGATGTGTGGTAATGCCGTAACAGTTGATGTAGTAAAGGCTGTAGGTGAAAGAATAAAAGATGTAATTTATGGGTAGGAAGCCTAAGGAAAGGAAGTACGTTAAACCCACTGATGGCCGTAAGAATAACGGTAGGAAGAGAGGTGAGAAAGTAAATAAGCCCGTAAAGAAGGTTATGGCTACCCCTAGTGCTATGAACAAGGCTAAGAGGGATAGGGTTAACATCTACGCTTTAAACGCAATGAAGCAAGTCTTTGGGTCTGAGGAAGCAGCCTGGGAATCACTAGCAGAGAAAGCTAAGGATTCATTCCCTCATCTTAAACTACTATTTGAATATAAATATGGTAAGCCAGAGGATCAAGATATGAATGAAGGAAAACCTAAAGTGAATATAAATATTAAGAACTTGTTTGCAGGGAATCAAGATGATGACACTGAGAATGATGACCCTGATATAATTGATATTACAGATGAGTCAGAGGAAGAATGATATGCCAGACAATTGGTGGGATTATGGTATCAATCCTTTGTTAGGGTATAGGTATACACCAGACGGTAAGTCTTTACCTTCGTTTATTAGGACCAAAAAGAATAAAGATGAAAGTTCAGACGGGTAGATATGATTCTCAAATAGCTTTTGGTGTTACACTACTTAGTTATTATGATAATTATAAAGCATTGGTTTTTGACTTTGGTATTTGGTATATAGAATTAATATTTAAAAATAATATATAATGTCAGTACCACAACTAAACCCTAAATATCAAGCACTAGGTAATGACAGCCGATACTTTGTAGTAACCGGTGGTAGGGGTAGTGGTAAGTCTTTTGCTGTAGGTGCATTCCTAGCCCTTCTGACGATGGAACAAGGTCATAAGATACTGTTCACTCGTTACACTATGTCTTCAGCTTCTACCTCTATCATTCCAGAGTTTATTGAAAAGATAGAGTTGTATGGTATCTCTGAGCACTTTAGAATAACTAAAGATGAGATACTAAATATGTCCACAGGGAGCTCTATTATCTTCAAAGGTATCAAGACTTCAGCAGGTAATCAAACGGCTGCTCTGAAGTCCCTACAAGGTATTACAACGTTTGTATTGGATGAGGCAGAGGAACTTATTAATGAAGATGACTTTGATAAGATAGATCAGTCTGTTAGGGCTAAGAACAAACCTAATAGAGTTATCCTTATATTAAACCCTACAACTAAGGAGCACTGGATATATCAAAGGTTCTTTGCAGCTAAAGCCGTTAACGGTGGACACAATGGTTGGAAGGATAACGTAACTTATATTCACACTACATTTAAAGATAATATGGAGCATCTATCTGATTCCTTCCTTATGCAGATAGAAGAGATTCGTAGACGTAGACCGGATAAATATAATCACCAGATACTCGGTGGTTGGCTAGATAAAGCTGATGGTGTTGTATTCACTCGTTGGACTATTGGGCCATTCAACGAATATGCTCCTTATGTGTATGGGCAAGACTTTGGGTTTTCTGTAGACCCTACGGTGCTCCTTAAAGTGGCTATTGATAAGGATAGGAAGAAAATGTGGTTAAAGACAATGTACTGCAAGGTTGGACTTTCTACAAAAGAGATAGGGGAGATGAATAGGAGATATGCCCAGGATGAACTTATCGTATGTGATTCAGCAGAACCTAGGTTGCTCCAGGAGCTCAAAGTGTATTGCAACGTCAAACCTGCAATAAAGAGGCAGGGTAGTATCTTAACCGGTATAGCATTAATACAAGACTTCGATTTGATTGTTGACCCAGATTCCTTAGAACTTATAAAGGAACTCAATAATTATGTATGGCACAGTAGGAATGAAAGACCAATAGATAAATGGAATCACCATATGGATAGCCTACGATATGCAGCTCAATACTTCCTTGCAAATGCAAACAAAGGGAGTTATGTTATAAGATAGTGTAAACCCTTTACACTTTACACTTCATTAAACGCAGTAGGTCTTCTTAAACGCAGTACCCCACTGAACTCAATACCCTCTTGAACGCAGTACCCTCTTGAACGCAGTAGGTTCTTAAACGCAGTAGGTTTGCGAGGTTTGGTTGCATTTTGCAACTTTCGTTTTAAGCCCTTGTTTTTTCTTTTAGGTAGGGGTACACCTAGAATTGATAAAAGTCTCTTAGAAGCTCTTAAAATGCGTTTCATTACGTTTTATAGTTTCCCCAAAAAAACTATATTATTAAACCAAAAAAAAGTTTGTTTTTCCTTGCATATTAAAAAAGATTTTTCTACGCGTACCTTATTATATATAACAGCTAAAAAAATATTTTTATTCTTTTGTTTGTTTATTAACAATTTTGTTTATATTTGTAATGAATAACAATTAAAACTATTTAAAATGAATACACAAACACACACACAAACAGAAGACAAAATTTTAAATTTTATCGACGGTCCTTTGACTAAAATTTTAATCTTTGCCGTTATCGGTTGCCTTTTAGCAATTGTATTTTACAACGGTTTAATTCAAGGGGGATTTTCTTCCGCATCTTGGGGCTTTTAATTATTAACTATTTTAAACTTTATCAAATGAAAACAGCAAAAGAAATACTAAAGCAAATGAATAGCGGTAAAATTTTTACAGCTCAGTTTATTAAAAAAGATGGATCAACTAGAATAATAAACGCACGAACCGGGGTAAAAAAAGGGAATAAAGGTATTGGGCTTAGTTTCGATCCTATTGCTAAAAACTTGCTACCGGTTTTAGATATGGACCTTTGCAAAAAGGTTGATGATATAAACAAGGCTAAAAGGTTCATTAACCTTTCAACCGTTGTTTGGGTGCAAGTTGACGGGGTCAAATATTGGGTGAGTGACCTGGTAATTGATCAAAGTATTGAAAATATTAAAGAATTAAACAAAACTATTTTAAAATGAAGAACAGAGAAATTGCCAAAAGGGTAGCTGAAAATATAGTTGACTCAATTTACGAACATATTGACGAGGTAACACAAACCGACGAACAATTCTTATCCGTCTTGTCAGAAATTAAAAAAATACTAAAATGAAATATACAATACCAAAAAACCTTTTAAGTAAAGGAATAACAAACGCCAAAACTAAAAAGAATAGTTTAAAAACGTTTATACTTTATTTAGCACCATATAACCAAAACGACAAAGGAATAAATATTTGTCCAATGGCTTCTAAAGGTTGTGCAAAGGCTTGTTTATTTACAGCCGGACGCGGTAAGTTTTCAAACGTCCAAAGTTCCCGTATAAATAAAACAAACTATTTCATCTACAATAAAAAATTGTTTATTAATCAACTTGCAAAGGAAATAGTAAGGGAAACGGCAAAGGCTGAGGCCAAAGGTGAAAAGATAGCTTTTAGGTTGAATGGTACGTCGGATATTGATTTCATTTACCTATTAAAAAAATATACTGGTTTGACTATATCGGGCTTAGCCCCTACCGCTGTTTTTTATGACTATACAAAAATACTAGGTAAGGTAAAAAAGTACAAAGGCCATCCAAACTATTTTTTGACTTTTTCTAGGGCTGAGGATAACGAAAGTGCAGCGATTGCAGCTTTAAACGACGGTTCAAACGTTTCAATAGTTTTTAACGGTGAGCTCCCTAATTATTGGCGGGGGTTTAAAGTTATTGACGGTGATACCTCGGACCTTGTAATGATATACAATAAAAATGTAGTGCTCGGGCTTAGGGCAAAAGGTGACGCCAAAAAAGACACATCAGGTTTTGTAGTAACGGCCCCAATTGAACAAAGAAAAAAACAATTAATAACAATATAAACTTTAATGAGATGAAAGAAACAGAGAATAAGTACACATATTTAACCCCGTACGAAATAAAGGAAATAAAAAAAGAAGATATGGACCAAATATTGGACCGCTTAAATGAAAAAGAAAAAAAATATAAACGTTTGTTCTGGGAGGTTCAACACTACGGAAAAGCCTCAATATTAATTTATAAAAACGGTAGGCAAATTCAGACCTTACATTTTGACGAAAATAATACCGCAAACGGTTTTATGTTTAATGAGCTCAAAAGTATGGCACAAAATTTAGAGCATATGTACCAAGATTATGAAAGCCTAATCGAAACAAAAATAATTTTGTCAGATACCTGGGATGAAAGGGACGAACCAAAAAAGAATGAGGAATGAAATATATTAAGAAACTTGCACAGCCTTTTTATACTGTGGAATTAGACAATAAGTATTTTATATCTAATCAAAACGGCTTCAGCAAAAGAATATCATTTGAACAGTTCGATAAATTAAACACTAAAGAATAACAGCACTTTTTTTCAATTTGTTTTTGTTTGATTACCCTCTAAGATTAATTTTTTAGGGGGTAATTTTTTGTACCTATATTTTATTAATGAATTGAAAATGAATGTAAGTATTTTGAAAGGTGGTGCCGAAGGCCTTATTTTCAGCCCCTTTAAGAGACTTTCTCTACTCCTGGAGGGTATTATATGCTTCAGCCCGAGAAAATGCCTTAAAACGACGTAAAATGAATGTATGCGGTGGTGAGGTAAGAGGTTTTAAAAAATCAACGTAAAATGAAGATGCGGTAGTGTTAGGTATCAGGTTTAAAAAATTCAAGGGGTATTGAAAAAGCCCCCTGAAAGAGCTAAAACAGGAGGCTTGAACAAATAACTAAAAACTATTTAACAATGAAACAGACATTGTTATTACAAATATAATAAAGTAGATTGGAAATAAAAAGGATGATTTGAAAAAAGAATGTATTTACCCTTCTCTGACTAAAAGTTTTATGATAATCTAAGGTCTAGTTAATAGTTTAGGGGTCTCTGTAGGAGCCCCTATTGATTATCTAGATATATAACTGATTATTTTCAAAGTGTTTTATTTTTGATTCTAGTACAAAACAGTTGTTGTTTAGTTATATAGGTATGAGTCAAAAGTTTACTTTAGAAGTACCAAGAGAGTTGTCCGGTATTAAGTTGAGTCAGTATCAGAAATACCTTAAAGTTATGGAGGGGAATGAAGATGCTGAAGATACGGAATTTGCAAATCTGAAGGTGTTAGAATGTTTTTGCGGTATAAGTATGAAAGATGCATACTCTTTACCATTAGCTAAATTCTCTGAAGTAATAAGTCATATAATAGGGTTATTTAAGCAAGATACTCCTTTACAAAGAGACTTCACATTAACAGACCCAAATGGGGATAGTGTGACTTTTGGATTCATACCAAAGTTAGATGACATTAGTTTAGGTGAGTTTATAGACCTAGATAATTATATTGGTGATTGGCAACAGATACACAAGGCAATGGCGGTGCTATACAGACCAATAACATTCCGTAAAGGTGACTTATATCTTATAGAAGACTACGAGGGTTCAGATAAGTATGCTGAGGTAATGAAGGATGCTCCGGTAAATGTAGCTCTAGGTGCAACGGTTTTTTTTTATCGTTTAGGGAGAATTTTATCGAACTATTTAGTGGGCTCTTTGGAGAATCAGATCCAGAAGGACAACAAATTGGCGGAGGCTTTGGAAAAAAATGGGGTTGGTATCAATCAATTTATGCAATCGCTAGAGGTGACGTTACAAGGTTTAAAGAAATTACCAAGCTCACAGCTTCCGAATGTTTAACCTGGCTAGAATTTGAGAAAGAGAAAAACGAGTTAGAAGCTAAAATGATAAAACAAAAGACTAAATGAGACAAGTATACACTGTAATACAAAAGCTAAACGACAAACTAAAGGAGAATGGAATTACTAATACAGTTACCTTCGGGGATATATTGGAGGTTGATTTGGACAAAACAACTATCTATCCATTATCCCATATATCAATGGGAGACGTGGTATTCCAACCGCATATAATAACAGCTACCATACAGATATTCTGTCTTGATATAGTCGATAAGAGTAGTGAATTGACTGACGAGGACCTCATCTACGGTAACGATAACCTACAAGACGTCTTAAACACTCAACTACAAGTTGTGAATGATATACAACAAGAATTAAGGAGGGGAGAGCTCTTTGAAGACAATTTACAATTAACAACAGATATCACTGCCTCCCCGTTTATAGACAACTTTGAGAATCAATTAGCCGGTTGGGCAGCCACAATCAATATAGAGATAGCTAATAACGAACACACTATTTGCCCACCTGAAGAATAATGGCTAGACAATACACAAAGGATGTTTTATCTCGATATACGGTTATTCTAAGGAATGAACTGAAAAGGCAATTAAAGGCCAAACCGAATCCCACAACTGTCTCTAACGGAAGTAGGCTTGAGAATAGCATATCTATAGAACCATTCTCAAAGGGTGATATTGAAGGTGTCAGTGTATTAATGAATTCTTACGGATTAAACATTAATAACGGAAGAACTGCAGGTATAGGAGCTCCTCCAAATAAAATAGATGAATGGGTCAGGAGGAATAGTAGAACTTTAAGACTAAAAGACACCAAGCCTTCAACTATAAAACAAGTTGGTTATTTAATCAATAGATCAATAGAAAGAAGAGGTATAAGGCCGTATAGATTTATAGATATAGCCATAGAAAAAGTTGAGCCTAAACTAACCCTAGACTTAGTGAATGCATTTTTTAGAGACATAAAAGAGGAATTAGACCAGAGAATACCAAAACCTAAGAGTAATTAAGGTTACACTTTAGTAAAACAGAGTTATATTATAAAGGAAGTTAAATGAGTGATGTTAGAATAAATACCAGAAGCCCATATTATATTGAGGCAAATCCTACAGCACCAGAAGTGCCAGATACACCTGATATTCCAGACCCACCTGCCAATACACCACCTACGGTAACAATTACCGCTAGTAATCAAAATCCATTTGTAGGGGAAACAGTTACGTTAACTGCCGTAGCTACCGATAGTGATGGTACTATAGTTTCATATTTATGGGGTGGTACTTCTTCACCACAGACTACAGTATCTATAGACGTAACGAGCTCTACTGTTGAGTCTAAAATATTTAATGTGGCGGTTACGGATGATGATGGGGATGTGGGTGTCGCTCAAATCACTATTAACTGGCAAGAGAAACCTGAGCAAATAATAAATACCGATATAGACGTTGAATGTGGGGATGTTATAAATGAAGGTACTTTTACAGGAACTAAAACATATAATCTAGTAGGTGTCGGAGATAAGATTGGAGACGTAGAAATAGAGCTTCTAACGGTTGGATACAATCAAGATTCTCCAGTTAGATTTGATATAAGTTGGAATGGTGCAACAACTTCAACTGGTTATATTGGGAATTCCACTTATCCTGTGGCAGGAACAATACCTTCGCCAAACAATACAGCAGACCCAACAACAAAGTCAGATTTAACTACTTTAACGATATTCAAATCAGCAGCTACTCCAACAGAAGTAACTTTAACAGCTACAGCATTTGACCAAAATGACGCTTTTAGTTTCAGGTTAAATTGTCCAAATGTAACTGCTACAGAAACATTCTTCTATACCCTTACTGGTACTTGTACTAGCGGAGATACTACTTTTACCTATACAGATGTTAATGGAGATTCACAAAATGTTATATTGGCTAATGGGGACTTTCAAAAAGTTTGTGCTCAAGATGGAACAGTATTTACTGCGGTATGTAGTGGTACTATTGTTAAAGGTAGTCCGTGTTTTGATTTAGGTACTCCAGAGTTAGAAATTGACGTAACCACAGAATTTAATTTATTTGAAACTTCTGGAGAGGCTGGTCTTTTTCAAACTAACACTAAACTTCAAGAATCATTTGATGGGCAGTTAAAAGAAGATTTCTTACAATTTTACAATAATGATGAGGTTCAATATCAAGAGAAAGTAAATTTAATATCAAGAGATACTAGTACTGGTTATATAGATACAGATAAAGACCCTAGCCGATGGCTATCTTTTGCGGCTTCCCCTAAAAGAGATGCAGATTCAACTCAAAACGTTAATATTGTAGTAATAAACTCTGGTAATTATTTTTATCACTTTGGAAATCAAAAACAAGATATAAACGATTATGCACAAAGAGGTGTTAATTATGATGCAGATTTAGCTACGTTTAGGAGTCAGTTAGATGCAGCTCAGAACTATGGAGATACAATAGTTATGTTTTTATGTATAGAGACTTATGCTGATGATTGGTATGCACTACCAGATTCTGGTTATCTCCACCCATATATAGCATTTACAGGGTTTTTAGATAACATTTCTCTTGGCACAAATGGATTTGAGGGAGATAAAGGTTTGTCTGATAGGTCAGATGTAATTTTTGTTAGAAATGTGCTACCCACTAGAACTGCTGATTACTACGCAAACCTAATAAAAACAGAATTAAGTAATATAGGATTTCAAATATAGTTATGGCAACATTAGCATCAGCAACATTAAAACTTTGGATATATAATGGTAGTATATTAAGTTATTCTGGAGACCCACAGTATACAATAACTAAAACATTAATTCCTGGTGAGGAAACCATATTATTCGAAATATCTGAATTAATAAAGGATTATGTAAGTATATCTTTTGATGGGGATTATGGTAATGCTAGTATATCATCTTGGGCATCTTGGGAGATAACAAACACTTTTGATGATGATTCTGAAACTATAAATCAAGGCACTAGACTTGTAACCCACGGATATGGTTATTTTGAAGATGAAATAAACCCACAACTAACAACTCCATTACAGCAATCTAATAATTGCATCTATTGGAAAAAAGGTGAGAAGGTTAGAGTTCCTCTATATAAAGAATATGAATTATATAGTGTTGAGTTTTATGAGGGGAATACAGTAACATCAAAACAAACGTTTGGTAAAACAGTAGAGCCTTTAACTACTGATATGACAGATTACAGAGCCGATACAACTTCTATTAAGGCTGATGCAGCTTCTATAATGGGTAGTACGGCTAGTGACATAACATCAGGTGTAAATGCTCCTTTAGGAACTGATAAGGTTGTTATAACTACTGAGGATAATCAAGTGGTTAATTTAACGGTAACTTATATTGATGAATGTAGAAACACACCCTACAAGGTTACATTCTTAAACAAGTTTGGTGCTTTGCAAGATGTATGGTTCTTTGGTAGAAGAAAAGAAAGTGCTAATGTAACTAGGGAGCAGTACAAGATAAATACTATTCAGTCCACTGCAACTAGCAAATTATACCCTACATATTCACCTACGAACAAAACTCATAACGTAGAGTCAGATAAATCCCTAGTCTTAAACACTGGATTCTTGTGTAGTGACTATAATGAAGTGATACAGCAAATGATGCAGTCTGAATACGTTTGGATTCACGAAGACAATAAAGTTTATCCGGTAACTCCTACAGATAACACTATAGATTACAAAGACGATAGATACGACAAATTATTGAACTTCACAGTTAAGTTTGATTATGCTTATAGTGAACTAAACTCAGTTAGATAATGCAGAGAATTCAGTTATATATCGAGGATAAGTCAACAGACCCTATAACTTATCCACTAGTTGATATGTTTGATAATGAGACAGTACAACTGACCTCAACAATACAAGACGTCAAAGATATCGGTAAAGTATTCACTGACTTCTCTATGCCCTTTACTGTACCTGCATCTGAAACCAATAATAAGATATTTAGACATTTCTATAACTATAATATTACGGGAAATGCCTTTGATGCTAGAAAAAAAAGGAAGGCTAAGATTCACATAAATTATTCACCGTTTAGAGAAGGTAAGATATTCCTAAACAGTGTAAAGATGAGGAATAATAAAGCGTATGCTTATGAAATTATCTTCTACGGAAATACTGTATCATTAAAAGACTTGATTGGGGATGATGAGTTGACGGACTTAGACTACCTATCCAACTATAATCACGAATACACTGACACTACAGTAAAAACTGGTTTTACCACAGGATTAGACTTAAACGGTCAGACGAATTCAATTATATATCCATTAATAACATCTAAGAAACGGTTGTTTTTCAATTCTGACCCTGACTCTGATATATTTTTCAATTCAAGCGGTAATTTATATCACGACTCTGTTGGCACGCCAGACACAACTAGAGGTTTAGAATTTACCGATCTAAAACCCGCTATCAGAGCTATACACATCATAGAAGCTATAGAGTCTAAATATGGAATATCCTTCACAAGAGATGCTAATGGTGATTTTGATAAATTCTTTGGTTCTACAGCTTTTTCAAATTTATATTTATGGCTTAACAACGTAAAGGGAGAATTTGACGAACAGGATGGTGTTAAGTTATTTGAGCATCAAGCAAAGACAAGTGAATATTCAATAAACAATACATATACAGCAGGAGGAGTGTTGATTAATCAAGACATCCCTGAAGTAACATTTCAAGACGATATTATAGAAATAACCAAATCAGCCGGAACGGACGAATACAAGATTGCTTTTAGAGCTTTGTATAGTAATCAGGGCGAGTTTGACATTATTTTCACCGAATTAGATTCTGATGGTAACGAAATAAATGAATTTGTTACTAAGACTGGTAATGTTGAGTTCACTACTGCTGACGGTTTTTTTATAGGATATTATACAGCTTTTGAGTCTTCTAGTAGTGCGGGAACAAGAAGGTTTAAGGCTAAAATAAAAACAAGTAATTTTACGTATTTAACACCGATACTTCACGTAATTAAAGACTCTGGAGCTACTCCTGTGGTAGAGGCATATGACAAATCTGACTTCCCAATATCTTTTGATTTTGATCTAGCGGGCAAAAACAAAGAATATCTAATCCCAGAAATGAAAGTTATTGACTTTTTAACCGGGCTATTTAAGATGTTTAATTTAACTGCATATTTTATTGATGATAGAGGAGATAGTCAATATGGTAGAATATATGTTGATACTCTAGATAATTTTTATGCTGATGCCGTAAACAATAAATTAGGAGGTTTAATAGAAATAGAGAAATATGTAGATGCATCCCAACATACGGTGAACTCAGTTCTACCATTTACAGACATACACTTTAAGTATAACGAGAACAGTTCTTTGCTTATGAGACAGCACGAAGAGGCTTTTGGTGAAGTTTTTGGTGATGCTGAGTTTAATGTTAGGGAAGGAACAAAAAACCCAACAACTGGTGAATATGCAATTGATAGGGGTAAGAAATATGAGATAGATGTTCCTTTTGCTCATATGAAGTATGAAAGACTTGTGAATCAAGCTAGACTAGACGATGCTATCAACAGAACGGATAGCACAATTATACAGTGGGGATATTCTGCAGGTGGTGATTTTAATGCAAATACAAGCGTTAGCCCACCGACAGGTGATTATGATTCTTTAGATGTAAAGCCTTTACTTTTTTACGCAATAAGAGAAACGGATTTGCCAGGGCCATCTGCAGCTAATGATAATACCGATGGTAGAATAAACTGGATTGAAGGGGGAACTGCTTCATATGTTGATTCTTATTGGAGACCATCCAATAGCAACGAAACCGGAAATACCACAACTCCACCTGCATATACTTTGAATTTTGATGCTGAATTTGATGAATGGCAAGGAATAAATTATTCTGAATTAGATGCTCCATATGATGAATTAGAGTCTCAATCACTTTATTATGTATTCTATAAAAGTTATGTAGAGAGTGTGTTTAATCCACTTAAAAGGATGTTCAAGTTAAAAGCATTCCTACCACCAAACATTATAATAAACTATAGGCTTAATGACCAGATAAAGATTAGGGATAAGATATTTAGAATTAACTCAATAACAACGAACCTAATGACTGGAGAATCCGAATTAGAATTGTTGAACATATTTTCAAATGAGATAGTGCAATGATAAAGCAATTGATAGAGATATTAAAGATTAGTGACTTTTACGGTGTTCACCCTATGATAGATATAGCTAAGGGTAAATATAAGGCCCCACTAAATATAGAAGAGTTTAAGGAATCTGTAAAGAGAAGAGCAAATGGCTGATACTACTAAAAATATAGTTTATAATATAAGTATAAACGAGAAAGGTAAGGTTAAGATAGACAATCTTACCAAAAGTTTTGTAAGTGCTGATAATGCAGTTAACAAACTAACTGCTGATCTTAAGAAACAGCAGCAAACAATGACTGAGACCACTACCAAAGGTCTTAATCCAATGATTGACAAAACTGGTTTAGCAGGAGCTACAATCGTTGAACTTGGTAGAACTATATCTGATGCCAATTATGGTATTAGAGGTGTAGCAAACAACTTGTCTCAATTATCCACTCTTTTTGTAACATTAATATCCACTACTGGTGGGTTTAAGAATGGTATAATGGCACTTAAGAATGCCTTTATGGGGCCATTAGGTATTATCGTTCTGTTTCAAATTGCTATTGCTTTATTGGAAAAGTTTTCTATGGAGCAGGAAAAAGCAAAAGATAAAACTGATGATTTAACAAAATCAATCGATAAGCAGATAAAATCATTCACTATACTTAATAAAGCTGTTGGAAATTATAATCTAGGTGGGGAAGCGTTGAGAGATACTGTTGCGTTATTGAGTTCTGAATTTAAAGAATTTGATCAAGCATTTCAAGATTTAGCAGAAAATGATTTTAAATTGGTTGTCTTTGAAACTGATATTTTTGGGGAGTCGATAAAGAAAGTGTATGAAGGTGAAGAAGCTATAGCGAAACTTACAGAGACATTCACTTCATTAATGGCGAATGAAAGAAAGGAAATACTGATTAACCAACAGTTGGAGGATGCTACTGGAAAGAAAAAAATTGAACTTGAAGGTGAACTAAAGGAATTACTTAGAGAGAGAATAGGTTTAAGAAAAATATTAGACGATTTAAAGAGAGTTGAGGGTGCTAGAGATATTAGCGACTTGGAAGAAAAAATAAAATTGACATTTGACTTACAACAAGCCGAACTTGAACTAGAAAATGCTAGAGTTGCAATTTCTGACGCAGAGGCAGAAAGGGATGCTTTTGTTGCTCAATTCAAACAGCAAAGCATAATAGATAGAATAAACGCAGAAGAACAAGCTGCCTTGCAACAGTTAGATGCATACGAAAAGGATATAGAAAATTTCGAAATGTATCAAAAACAAAAAACCGAGATACAAAATTATTTTGCTGAAGAAAGGGCAAAATATATGATGAATGAGCTCGAGGCTTTGGAGATTTTGACAATGGGGATGGCTAGAATGTTTGGTGAGCAATCAGCTATAGGTAAGGCTTTTGCTGTGGCAAATGCTACCATAAACACATATTTAGGGGCTTCACAAGTCTTGAAGGATGATACTATTCCCACTCCTTTAAAGCCGGTTGTAATGGCAGGTATAATAGCTGCAGGTTTAGGGAATGTGAGAGAAATATTAAAAGTTGATGAGACTGGTGGGGGAAGATTAAGGGGTGGTAAAGCCTCTGCTCCTTCTGTAGAAGCTCCAGACTTTAATGTAGTAGGTGCTTCACCTGAATCTCAATTAGCACAATCTGTGTCTCAACAGCAAACACAACCATTAAGAGCGTTTGTAGTCAATAAAGATATCAAGGATGCTCAAGAATTGGAGAGAACTATAGACTTCAATAGGTCTTTAGGGTAAATCTGAAACGGATATAAACCAAAATAGTTAATTATATATGGAACGTATTATAGAACTTATTATAGACGAAGAAAATGAGTTTAGCGGTATAGAAGCTATCTCAGTTGTGGAAAACCCTGCTATTGAAGAGGATTTTATTGCCCTAAAGGAGCATAAAGAGGTAAAACTTGCTGAAGTTGACAAAGAGAAGAGGATTTTAATGGGTGCAGCCCTAATTCCTAACAAAAAGATATATAGAAACAGTGGTGAAGAGGAATATTACATATTCTTCTCTGAAGATACCGTTAGAAAGGCATCTGAACTGTTTTTAATGAAGGGAAATCAAAATAATAGCACCCTAGAGCATAATGTAGAGCTCGAAGGTATGTCCGTAGTCGAGTCTTGGATTATAGAAGACGAAAAAAAGGATAAATCTAGAAAATACGACTTCAATTTGCCCATAGGAACCTGGATGGTATCTGTAAAAGTCAATAATGATGATGTTTGGCAACAAGTTAAGGCAGGTGAAGTAAAGGGTTTCTCTATTGAAGGCTATTTTGCAGATAAAATGGACGGTCCTAAGGAATCTTTACCTGAACATATGTGTTCTGACTGTCTAGATGAATTAAATGCCGAATACGAGCTCCTAGAGGCCTTAGAAAGCCTATCTGAAGAGGTTGAATTGGAGTCTTATGGTGGATATCCTGAATCTGCATCTAATAATGCTAAATTAGGTATTAAAAGGAACAAAGAACTAGGTAATAAGTGTGCGACCCAGGTAGGAAAAGTCAGAGGGCAGCAATTAGCTAGAAAAGAGAAGTTCACAGTCTCAACTTTGAAGAGAATCTATTCTTATTTGAGCAGAGCTGCTGAATATTATGATCCTAGTAAGCCTGAGGCTTGTGGAACTATCAGTTATCTTCTATGGGGAGGTAAAAGTATGCTTAATTGGACTGAATCTAAGTTAAAAGGTCTAAACGAGATAGAATAATATGGCCATAACAAAAAACACTTCATATAGAGTACACGTTCAAGACACTACAGAGTCCGAGGTATCTTCAGTTAATATAGAGAATGGTGCAATGCTACGCACTGATTCAGCCCTTTATATGGGTCATAATGGAAGTAATGTTGTCGTATACCCTCAGAATGTTATAACTGTAAATGGTTGGGCAAGATATGACGATACAGAATATACCTCCTCAAACAAACTCACTTTATCAGACGGTGTTGAGGTTGTATTACCTAATAATGCAGGTGCAGTATACAGAAGTCATCCTTCAATAGCTTTTTATAATGGTTCAACACAAAAGGTGTTAGCTATAAATGAAAATGATGTTTATCAAATCACAGTGGTGTTTAGATGTTCAGCGGCTAATGCTAACCAAACTTATTTGAGTCTACACTTTGAAGGTGGGAATGGAACACCATACGATAGAATAAGGAGTGATATTAATTTCCCCAAAGGAAATGACGTAGACCACGACTTCCATCAAATGTTTCAATATTATACAGATGCGGATTTTGTACTTAATGGTACTGATTGGAAAATAACTTCAAACGGAGGAAGTGCAAAAATATGGGATGTAATTTATTTTATACAACGAACACAAAACGCAGATTTTAGCTAATGAAAAATAAAAGGAAAGCTACACCAAGCTATTCTTCACCTAAAGGTGGTAGCAGGGGCTGTCTTTGCAAAGATGGTAAAACGTATTCAAGAAAATGCTGTGATGGTTCTTTACAAGCCCAAGGGGTTGGTAATGTGACTGGTGATGGCACTTGAAAATACAACAATATATTTTTAATCAGTAATAATTATAAACATCAATTTTTATGAAAGCAACAGAAATCGTTTCTAAACTAAAGGACGTGCTTTTGTCTTCAACTGAAGAGATTGAAACTCAAGAAGCTGTACAACAAGAAGTGCAGGAAGAAGTACAAGAAGAGGTACAACTTGAGTCTGCAACTGAAGAAGTTAATGAAGAAGAAGTACAGCTAGAAGAAGCTCCTGAAATGGAGGCTTCTGAAGAGGTTGCTGCAGAAGAGGCAGAAATGTCTTATGCAACCAAAGAAGAATTAGCCGAAGTTAAGGCTATGGTAGAAAAACTAATGGGTCAATTAGAGGCTAAAGAAGAATCTAAGCAAGAAGTTCCTCAAGAACTATCTGCTGATGAAGAACCTTTAACTCACAGCCCAGAGAACGCAACAGAGAGTAGAAATCTACATTTATATTCTCAAAACGGACCTGCAACTACTCTTGACAGAGTTTTAGCAAGATTAAATAAATAATAAACACAATTATCTAAATTACCAAAAATGGCAACAACTACATCAATTACTACTACTTACGCAGGAGAGTTCGCAGGTGAATATATCGCTGCTGCTCTACTCGAAGGTGCTACTATCTCTAATGGTGGTATCACTGTAAAACCGAATGTAAAGTTAAAAGAGGTGATCAAGAAAGTGGCTACTGACGATATCGTTAAGGATGCAACTTGTGATTTCGATCCTACTTCAACTGTTACACTTACTGAAAGAATCCTTCAACCAGAGGAGCAACAAGTCAACCTACAACTTTGTAAGAAAGACTTTATCTCTGACTGGGAAGCACTTTCTATGGGATATTCTGCACACAGCAATATGCCTTCTAAATTCTCTGACTTCTTAATTGCACACGTTGCAGCTAAAGTTGCACAAAGAACTGAGCAATCTATCTGGTCAGGTTCAACTGCTACAAACGGTCAGTTTAATGGATTATCTACACTATTAGCAGCAGATGCTGCTTTACCTGTTGCAAACGAAATTGCAGGTACTACAGTTACCGCTGCTAACGTAATTACTGAACTAGGTAAAATCGTAGATGCTATTCCTTCTGCAGTTTATGGAAGTGAAGATTTATACATCTATGTATCTCAAAATATCGCAAGAGCTTATGTAAGAGCTTTAGGTGGATTTGGTGCAGCAGGTTTAGGTGCTGCCGGTACAAATGCAATGGGTACTCAGTGGTGGAATAATGGTGCACTTTCTTTTGACGGTGTGAAATTATTTGTAGCTAACGGTCTTGCTGATAACGATGCTATCGCTGCTGAAAAGTCTAACTTGTTCTTCGGTACTGGTCTATTGTCTGACCACAACGAAGTTAAGGTTATTGATATGGCTGATCTTGACGGTTCTCAAAACGTAAGAGTCGTAATGAGATTTACTGCAGGTGTACAGTATGGTATTGTTGATGATATCGTAACTTATGGTATCGCTAACACTGCTAATAATCCATAATAAAAAAATAATCAATTAACTAACTTAAAGGGTGGGTAAGCCAATGTAGCCTACTCACCCTTTTTTAATACCTTATAATATGGCTTGTGATTTAACAAAAGGTAGAAAAGAACCCTGCAAAGACGTAGTTGGTGGTCTCAGAGCGATTTATTTCGTAGATTATGGTGATTTAGGAACCGTAACACAAACTGATGACGAGATTACAGATTTGTCAGGAACTTTTACTGCTTATAAATATGAATTGAAGGGTAATAGCAGCTTTGAGCAAACTGTTACTTCTTCAAGAGAGAATGGTACAACATTCTTTGAGCAAACGCTAAACTTGACTCTTAAGAAACTTTCTAAGGAAGACCACAAAGAGATTAAGCTATTAGCTTACGGTAGACCCCACGTTGCGGTTGAAGACTATAACGGAAATGTATTCCTTATGGGTCTTGAGCACGGAGCTGATGTGTCTGGAGGAACAATTGTAACTGGTGCTGCTATGGGAGACCTTTCAGGGTATACACTTACCTTGAGCGGTATGGAGACAAAACCTGCAAACTTTGTTTCTTCACCTACTGCTGCTGATCCATTTGATGGAATGAGTTCTGCAACAGTTACTATTACAGAGGGTACTAACTCTTAATAGTAATTTCATTTGATAATTATAGGGTGGCTGTTTGGTCACCCTATTTTTTTTGAACAAAAACGAAACTATTTAGTTATACTTATATGATAAGGTTATTACCAAGCACAGACAGTCAAACCATAAGTATTGTTCCTAGAGAATATACTGAAGCTAGTGATTTAGAGTTAGTCATTAAAGAGGATGGGACTAGAAAGACAGAAACGCTAGAAGGATTAACTTCAACGATAAACGGTAACTTTTTAGATATAGATTGTACTTTTAGTATTTTATCGGAGGATAGTGCTTATTCTATAGAAATAAAACAAGGGGAGACTTTGCTTTATAGAGATAAGGTTTATTGTACTTCAAAAACAGATACAACTTTATCTCACACATTAAATACGAATCAATATAACAATTATGATTCTGAAACAGAAGGGCAACAATATATTATAATATGAGTCGAAAAACAATAAGGTCAGCTAGAAAGATAGAGGCTCCTAAGGAAGTTAGAAATAGTATGAGAGTACTTAATCTATCTGGCTATGAAATCCCAAGTATAAAGGAGAATACTCGTAATGATTGGGTTGAGTACGGTGACGATAATGATTATTTCACTGAACTTATAGAAAGGTATTTGGGTAGTCCTACAAACTCAAGATGTATCAATGGTATTGTTGATATGGTTTATGGTAGAGGACTAAACGCAACAGACTCAACAGAGAAGCCTGAGATGTTCGGTAAGATGCAAAGCCTATTAAGACCGAGTGACGTTAAGAAGATGGTTAATGACCTTAAAATGTTAGGTCAAGCTGCTATCCAGGTGGTATATAAGAATGGTAAGAGGGAGATATCCGGTCTTTATCATTTCCCTATGGAAACATTAAGAGCTGAGAAGGCTAAAGACGGTAAAGTTAAAGGATATTACTATCACCCCGATTGGGCCAATATAAAGCCCTCTGACAAGCCTAAAAGAATTCCTTCGTACAAGAATGGTAGTAAGTCTGAGAAGATCGAAATATACTGCGTTAAACCGTATAGAGCAGGGTTCTATTATTACTCACCAGTAGATTATCAAGGGTGTTTACAGTATTGTTCTTTAGAGGAAGAGGTTTCTAATTATCACCTTAACAATATTAAGAATGGATTGCAGCCTTCTTTACTATTGAACTTTAATAATGGTATTCCTTCTGACGAAATTCAGGAAAGAATTGAAAGAAAGATATACGATAAATTCAGTGGATCTTCTAATGCAGGTAGATTTATATTAGCCTTTAATGAAAGTTCAGAGGATCAATCTACAGTTGAACCTATACACTTACCAGATGCTCACGCTCAATATGAGTTCTTAGCCAAAGAAAGTAGGGAGAAGATTATGATTGGCCACGGTGTTGTATCACCTATCTTATTAGGTATTAAGGATAATACCGGGTTTGGTAATAATGCTGAAGAACTTAGAACTGCTTCTATCCTTATGGATAATATTGTTATTAGACCATTCCAAACTTTACTTATTGATGCATTCAAAGAATTACTTGCATTCAACGGTATTTTATTGGACCTATACTTTACTACTCTTCAACCAATTGAGTTTACAGAGCTCGATAATATTGCAACTAAGATTAAGAGAGAGGAAGAGACTGGAGAGAAGTTGTCTAGTCAGAAAGTAGAGGAGGAAGAGTTGTTAAACACAGAGGTTGAACCTGAAATAGTAGAACCTAACGAGGAAGAATAATATGAAGGCATTATTTATAACACTAAAGGAGCTTAAGAGAAAGTCAATATTTGACGGGAATCTAGATGCTGATAAATTAATTCAATTTGTTGAGGTGGCCCAGGATACTGAGATTCAGCAATTCCTAGGTACTAAATTATATGAGAAATTACAAACTGAAATTATAGCAGATACTTTATCTGGTAATTATGAAACATTAGTTAATGATTATATTAAGCCAATGCTTATTTGGTATACTCAAGCGACTTACATCCCTTACGCAGCATATCAAATATCTAACGGGGGAATATATAAGCATAATTCAGAGAATGCTACATCTGTAAGTGAGTCTGAGATAAAGAACCTTGCGAATCACGCAACTGAAACTGCTGAGTTCTATACGCAAAGATTTATGGATCATATGAACTATAACAGTTCATTATACCCTGAATATGTAAGTAACCAGAATGACGGTATGTATCCGGAGAGAGATGTAAATTTTACTGGTTGGGTTTTATGATAGAAGAAGTGAAGAAGGTTTATAAACCTAAAAAAGAAAACGAAATTAAATTAAATAGTTATTTAAAAAAGAGAGATGGCGAATCAAATAAATTGGGGAAAGACATATTGCGAGATTCAAACTAATGGGGGTTTCGGTGTTGATGAACAATGGTCAACATTTGCAATCAACGATTTATCTGCTCCAACTTGTTGGGGACTTGTTCCGGTAACACCGTTTACAGCAGATATGGTTAGCTATTTTGGAGGTAATATAACAGTAGACACAACAGAATTTAAAGCAGATAAAACACAATTATAAATAAAAAAATATGGCATCACAAAATATTAATGTCGGAACGAATGCAGATGATGGAACTGGTGAATCACTAAGAAGTGCATTTATCGATATCAGAAAAATGTTCGCTGAAGTTTACAACCAAACCTATACTAGCGACACTCAGGATTTAAGTGGGGCAACTTTTGATTTGTATAGTAAGCCAGACTTAACCCTAGTAGGAAACACACTAACGTTAACAAAACCAGATGCAACTACAGATACAGTAGACTTATCCCCTTATCTTGATGAGGATGCTAGAGCAATCGCAAGTGGTACAATAGATGGAGCAGGTATAGTAACTTTTACTAGAGATGATGCCAGTACTTTTACCTTGGATTTATCTAGCTTATTAGACGATACTACCGCTAATGATGCTACAATAACTTTATCTGCAGGTAGTGGTTTAACTGGTGGAGGTAGTTTTACAACTGACCAAGCCTCTGCCGATACAGTAACCTTTGACGTAAATGTAGATGACTCTACTATTGAAGTTGCAACAGATACAGTACAGGTTAAGGATGATGGTATCACCCACGCTAAATTAGAGGGTAGATATACCGAGATTCTAGATATAGCCACTACAAACGGTACTATTGCTTTAGATGCTTCTTCTTATGCTGCTTTTAACCTTACAGGAGCATTAACAAATCCAACTTTAGATATACAAAATATCAAAACAGGTCAAGTGGTAGACATTATCCTTTCAGGTAGTTTAGCAAGTGCGGTTATTACTTTATCCGCAAGTACTTTTACAACGGTAGCAATTAATAAAGTAGGTAGTACAAGTTTAGATACTGCAGCAACAAACATTCTACAGGTACTTTGTGTGGATGATACGGATGCAGATGCAATATTAACTTGGGCAGTAGCCTCTTACGCAACAGGAACTTCAGTATAAAAAATAAGATATGAAAGCAATACAAATAGGAGGAGCAATAAAAAGATATACTACAATCCCTAAATCTTGGGGTAATGTAATCGCAGGTTTTGATTTACTATCATCTTCCGATTGGGAAGCTGCAGGATTTTATGATGTGGTTACACCAAGCTATAATTCAGCAACTCAATACTTGGGAGACCTTGAATGGGATGCAGATAGTAGTACTTTTACCTACCCTGTAATTGATAGAACTTGGTCTCAAACAGTAGCCGAGTTAAAAGAAAGTAAGATTGCAAATTTAAAGTCAATATACAATAGAAAACTATCAGAAACGGATTGGTATATAATCAGAAGCCAAGAAGGTACTTCAGCACCTCAAGATGTGTTGGATGCAAGAGCGGCATTAAGAACTGATTGTGCAACTAAAGAAGCAGAGATTAACGCACTTACAACAAAGAAGGCGGTAGTATCTTATTCTTTACCAAACCTTGACTAATGGGATTTAATAAAAAGTTTTTTACAACAGGAGGTATTGTAGCCTCTACACCACCTGCAGCAGCAGCAGGACTCGACCCTTTACAAAACTTTGAAACTGTAACCTATACAGGGAATGGTAGTGCACAAAAGATAACAGGGTATATAAGAAAGGGTGCTGCTTTTAATGGGAATAGTAGTGAAATAGACATTCCGCATAACACTGCGTTTGATGCAACTGGAGGGTTAAGTTTTTCTTTATGGATAAATAAAGCGGTGCTTGACAGTTCTTTTGACAGAATAATGGACAAAGCAAATGGTGGCTTAGGTAATTATGGTTGGGAAATAATGTACAATTCAACTGTAGGCTACAGACTTGATGTTTATGACACTTCAAATAATGTTTCATCTGCAAGGTCAGGTTCATCAGCAATATCAGCGGTTGGAGTTTGGGACCACGTTGTAGGAACTATTAGTTCTTCAGGTGTTGCTAAATTATATGTAAATGGAGTTTTAGAAGATACAACTTCAGCATTAAGTAACCCTATATCTTCAAATACAGGTTCAGTTACAATAGGTAGGTATTTTAATGCTTCGAATGGTATTAATGCTAAATTAGACCAAATAAGATTCTTTAATACAGATATTGACCAAACTGCAGTAGACGCTTTATATGCTGAAGAGTATGGAGATTCAACCGTATCTACTACAGATTTCTTTGGAGATGGTTCAGGTTTTGCTTTATATCAGTTAGATGAGGATGCGAGTGATACAGGAGGTACATATAATAGAAGTAATTTAAACGTTACAAATGCAGTATTAGATTTAGATGGTGCTGATTTAACGAGTGGTGCAACAACTTGGTCAGACAATACTTCTAACAATAATGATGGTGCTATTGATAGTGCTACTTATGTTAGTGATTTTGGCGGTTATCTAAATTTTGCACAAGGAGATGATGCAAAAGTTACAGTTACTGATTCAAGTAGTTTAGACCTTGCTTCTACAATAACATTAGAGGCTTGGGTTTATGTAACAGGAACTCAAGATACTTATGGTAGATTGTTTTGGAAAAGTGGTGCTTATGCACTTTACAGACAAGGAAGTAATGGTAATTGGACTTTTTTGATTGGTGGAACAACTTTAGTTTATACATATAATACAACAGATGAATGGTATCATATTGCAGCTACTTATGATGGCAGTAATATGAAAATATTTATTAATGGGGTAGAAAAAGCAACTCAAGCAAAAACAGGTGCAATAACTACTAATAATAATAATTTGTTTATTGGTGGTTCAACAGATTCAGACAGATACTTTGTAGGTAGAATTGCTCAAGCACGAGTTCATTCGACTGCACTTACGGATATAGCTTCAAATGTATTAGCATCAAGTCAATTTTCACTTTACAACGGAACACCTACCAACGTAAACTTTTTAGGTATGGCATTCCAACCTGATTTGGTGGTTATAAAGAATAGAGAAACTTCGGGATATGAATTTACTTGGTTTGACTCTATTAGAGGTGCATTACAAAGATTACGTTCTGATTCAACATCAGGTTCACTTGCTGAAGATACAAAGGCAGGCAGTTTAACTTCTTTTGACACTAATGGGTTTTCACTTGGTAATTATGCAGGAACAAATCAAAGCAATATAGGACACGTAGCTTGGTGTTGGAAGGCAAATGATACCACAGTAACTGATTCCTCAACGGGAGATATTACTGCGGATATCAGAGCAAATACTGATGCAGGATTTAGTATCATTAAATACACGGGTAATAATACTTCAGGTGCTACTGTTCCGCACGGACTTAATTCTCAACCTGATTTAGTTTTCATAAAAGCTAAAGATTCATCTAATAATTGGCACGTTTATGTAAATGGAGTAACGAGTGATTTGCAGGACTTCAGATTAAATTCTAATAGTGGACTTATAAGTGTTACTTCTAAAAGATTTGTACACGCAAGTTTTACAGACTCTGTAATTGCTTTAGGTGATAGTGGTGGTACAAATGCAACAGAAACTTATATTGGATACTGCTTCCATTCAGTAGATGGGTATCAGAAGATAGGGAGTTATACAGGAAACGGAGATGGTTCTTATAACGATAGTTCCGTTGCTAAAAGTATTACAACGGGATTTAGACCAAGATTTGTTGTAATAAAAAGAACTGATGCAGCAGAGCATTGGGAAGTTTTTGATAGCGAAAGAAAAAATACTAACCCAAATTATGGGGATTTTAATCGTCTTAATTTTAACCTTACTAATGCAGAGGTGTCAAGTTATAGTAATTATTGGAACATTGTAGATTTTACTGATACAGGTTTTGATTTAGGTCAAGACCCTTCGCAGAGAGTTAATCTTAATAATGCGGAGTATTTATATTGGGCAATAGCATAAACAATGGAACAGTTGAAGATATATCTATTAAACGCAATCGCATTAGCAATCAGTATAACAGAGATTAATCCGTATCTTCAAACAATATCACTATTATTGGCAATAGGGTACACAACAATACAAATAATAAAGAAA